ACTGTGGTAGTGTTTATCGTGAAAACGAGCTTTATGCCTGGGCTGGGGGCTGTTTGTTTGTGATTGGAGCTATACTAGCATTCGTTCTGCTTTGTCTTGTGACAACCCGTTCTCTCATCCTCTCACTGAAAATGTTTAGAGCCATTGCGATCCTTTCTCGCGACTTTCTGCTCGTTGTTCGGAGTCATCTCGTTTACGCACGTAACCGGAAGATTATCAACATCACAGAAGTCACGCAGGATGGTTCCCTTGGAGCGGTTCCGACCCTCTTTAAGATGATCAGTGGAGGCACTGTCCCAATCGACTCTCTTGAGATGGCTGTCAGAGGTTCTGAGATAAGGACCAGTGGTGCTGTCCCGGGCTGTGTGTATTTGGCTGTGGTGTTTGAGGGTACTGCGACGTATATTGGAATGGGCTTTCGCTATTTCGATTACCTCGTCACGGCCCAACATAACATTTTCGCCATGACTTCAGTTCCAGGTAAGTATTACCTTATCCCCTTTGCCGATAAAGGCGAAGTTTGTGAACTTGACGACAGCAAGATGCTTGAACTGACCCGTGAAATGATGGACAAGGATATTGTCGTCAATGACTATCCCGGCTATGATGTCGCAATTATTCCAATTGCTGCCACTGCCTGGAGTCGTATGGCGGTCAAAACCCTTGACCACTCAGACGCCATTTGGAATGCGAATGTAACTGTGTACGGCCTCGAAAGAAGCGGGCACAAGAAACTTCAAAGATCACTTGGAGCAGTTGTCAGACATGAAGACGCCGCCCTTACGGACGTCTTCTATACGGCATCAACACTCAAGGGCTGGAGTGGATCACCTGTCCTAACTGGACAAAGGAAGGTGGTCGCTCTGCACTGCGGAACGAACGGTGAGTACAATCGCGGTCTGAATTTCGCTTATGTCAGATTTTTCATCAAAATGCACGAGCTTACTATGCTGGAAGACTCGAGCACGGCGAGTGAAAGCTCTATAGACTACGCGTTCAGAGGCCGGAAAGGGCGACTCACCAGGAGAAGAGAAGAACTAGAGTTGGAAGCTCTTGAAGACCGGGCTCATGATAGGGCCAAAAGGATGCTGGTCTGTCAAGGTACTAACGGTTCTGTATGGTTCTCGGCTAAGGAAGAAGTTGCCATTGCCGAGGGATCACACTTCCGCCCGTCTAGAGAGATGGGTTGGGAAGATGAATGCACCCCTCCTCCACCAATCAACACTCAGAATACTGTTCCGCTGAGAGTCGAATTACCTCCGGCTTTGTCGCCGAAAAAATTGGGATTATTCTCATATGCTACTGCGTCACCCTTTACGGTGGACTACAACGAAACCCGTTTGTCAGCTCCATACTATAAGGGTCGTCCAGAGGATTTTGCGAAGCATCTTGATTTGGAGAAAGCGACTGAGTTGGGGTACACACCCGGAGTTTTTGGTGAACCCCGGGCCACTGACAGAGAATCTGCCATCAAACGTTCGAAGACCTCTTTGAGCAAGTGCTTGGAGCAGACTGTTAACCAGAAACTCAATTCTGAAATCCCCAGCGACGAGCTGCGAATGGTCGTGAAGAGTCTCATCATTAAGATGTTGGCTCCTTTACGGTACACCGTGGACGCCAAGGGGGTCACGAAAGAGAAGATGGTCAGTCAGCTCCATTCAAGCGCTGTTGGCTGTTCCAAGTCTCCAGGCCTGCCCTACGTCAAGGATGGTTACAACACAAACGAAGCGCTGTTAAAAGCGTTCTCGGTTGATGAAGTGGCCTCCCAGGCTATGGCCAGGTATTCTGATGGGACTTGGCAGCAACCTTCAGTTGATTTCTTGAAATTGGAGCCAACAAAGATCGAGAAACTCGACGAATACCTCGACAGGAATGTCCAGGCTACCGGACTTGACGCCCAGCTTTATGCGCGGTGCCATTTTTCGGGTTTGTGTGACGCCGCCGCTGTCGGCTATCGCAAGTCACCCATCATGTGTGGGTGGAGCCCGTTGAAACCTGGAGACGGAGAGTTTCTCTACAACGAGATGGACAAGAAGGGAAGAAGAATTCTGGAATACGACGGTGAGATGTTTGAATTCATCGCACATACTAAGGAAGCAATGGCTGATGTCACTGACGTAATGGTCGGTCTCGCTGTTGCTGACAAGGGTGTGACGAGTCAAGAAATGTCTGCCTGGCGTAAGGATGCCAGAAATTTCATGCACCAACTTGGAATGAGTGGGTATCAGTTCCCCGACGGCATGCTTGTGTCGAAGAGTGAATCTATTGTGCTTAATAGCGGTAGATATGATACCTACATTCGCAACTCAATCACCGGCCTTTACTGGGGCGTTCTGGCGATGTTGGATGCGGGCCACCCCGTGGATTATGTGAAGGATGCAGTCACCAAGAAGTTCGGTGGAGATGACGTTGTACTCGGCATCTGCAAGGACTTTAAACTTGATGGTTTCTTGTCTTCCATGAAACGGTATGGCATGCGTGTTCACAAGGTCAAGGTGAAAGAGATTGGCGAAGGATTCGACTTTTTCTCCTGGCATTTCAGTAAAAATGCTAGGGGGGAAGTGCAGTGGGTTCCGACGAGGTTTTCAAAACACATCGAAAACTATATGATGTCGAAGCACGAGAACCGCCCGCAGGCGCTCGTAGCGCACATGATGAACTGGGTCCACTCTGAACCACATTACGATTTCTTTAAAGATGCGTTTTTGGCGATGAGGAATGAGGACTCGACCAATTGTGGCCTAGAGAATTTGCCTGATCGGGCAACTCTTTTGCTCCATCTTAAAGGATTGGAGTCGATGATTGCCGAACCGGAACAAGTCGAAAGGTTCTTGGCCGTGGTGGCCGAGACCCAAGACTAGGCGAGAAGTCGCCTTATATGTTGTCGCGAAACCTGAGTGAAAAGAAAATTTGAAAAGAACTTACAATGACC